AGGAAGAATATGACGGAATCGTTGGCAATCAGAAGGACGATTATTATTCTGATGTCAATTCGGTGCGTCAACGTCGAATCAAGTACGTCGAAAGTCTTTTAGCGCAGGGCGCAGACCCGACCAAGATTGGATAATTCCGGAAACGGAACCCGATCAGAAGTCAATCTGCAAGAAGCCGACAATCTCTAAGCAGACCGGCATGGAGAATGTCGCAATGTCTCGATCCTCAGTTTGAGGGCAATCAAGGACTTGCGGTATCAAGTGAGTGTTTTGAGAACCCAATAACCGGAGGATTTTATGCCGAATACGCAACTTGAACTAAGGGCGCAGCAGTATGGTAGAAATATCATGATGCTTGCCCAACAGAAGTACAGCAAGCTGTATCCTGCTGTGACTCTCAAAACCGACATCAACGGAAAGACTTTTTTCCAAGATCAAATCGGTGAATGGGAAATGGCGACGAAGGGTTCTTTGAATCCTGACACGCCTGAAAACGATCCGGAATTTGCCCGGAGAATGGGAACGATTATCACGAAGAATGATAATCGCTTTCTTGACCGCAGCGTGAATCTTCAAATCATGAGTGACCCGAAAGCCCCCATGTCCATGTCGGCAGGGAGTTCAATCGGTCGCACGATTGACGACGAGATTATCACTGCGCTTACCGGGAACTCTTTTTCCGGTGAAACCGGCGCAACAACTATTGCGCTGCCTGCCGCACAGATCATCCTGAACGGTGCAACGAACCTGACTTTTGCGAAGGTGAAAGAAGCCAAGCAGAAGTTCGACGATAACAACGTCGAGGAAGAAGATCGGTTTTTCGTGATCTCTCCTTCCGGGGTAACGAGCCTGTTGGATGATACCAACCTGACGAGCAGCGACTTCAACACCATCAACGCAATCAATGCGGGAACCATGCCGAAGGATGGCGTGTGGATGGGGTTCAAGTGGATCATCAGCACCCGGCTGAGTGTCACTGCGAATATCGTGCAGGGCATTGCTTTTCAGAAATACGGAATCTGCTTGGGCATGACGGAAATGCCGTTCGTTCGGACTGATGAACGAAATGACAAATCCTACTCATGGCAGATTTATTACGAATTGAACCTTGGGGCCATTCGCCTTGAGGAAGTTCGTGTCGTGCGTGTGGATTACGACGAAACTGCGTAATCTTTAACAACCGTTGCCGGGGGGCTAAACGCCCCCCGGTGACATAACTTGGAGGTCATTAAACATGGCTCAAGTCAAAGGTGTAAACGTAACAATCGTTCAGGCCCGGACTTCTGACAAAGTGTCAGACGGTTTGATCGTGACGAAGCAGCGTGTGTGGACGGATAGCTTTGAAGCTGCGGCTCTTGCCGCAGGCACTATCGTAATCGCTGATCTGCCGGTCGGTGCGAAGGTTCAAGAGGTCGAGGTGTATCATGACGCTCTTGGGGCAACGACTTTAGCAATCGGTGATGGGGCTTCTGCCACCCGGTTCCTTGCGGCAACTTCGGTTGCGGCTGCCGGGAAACTCGAATCTGCGAACGTGGATGGATTCAATTACGTTGTCGGAACTGCGACAGACGATAATTTGATTCTTCTGACGAACGCCGGTGCGATCACAGGCACGATCAAGTCGGTCGTGAAATATACTCTCGCCTAATCAGCAAGGGTTTTGATGTCGGTGGGGGTGGGGCAATTTTTCTCGCTTTTTCCTCCCTGCCCTCACCGACACCAATTTGAAAGGGGGTCTGCATGGCATCAAAAATTGAGATTATAAACAGGGGTCTGCTGCTCGTTGGGATGAACAAGATCACGAGCCTGACCGATCAATCCCCGGAAGCGGAGATTGCCGACCTGATGTATCCTTCCTCGCTGAAAACACTTCTCGAAGAATGTATGTGGACGTTCGCTTCAAAGCGAGTGAACCTTTCGCAGACGGTGCTTGAACCGGCGTGGGCGACGAGAGGCATGAACAAGGTCTACACGAAACCCGCCGACCTGATTAAGATTTTCAAGACGAACCCTCCGAACGCTTTTTGGTCAGTCGAGGGCGATTACATCCTGAGCGACAATCTTGGGCTTGGGGTGCTTTACGTTTATTTCAATGATGTCGCAGGCAGCTATCCCCCGAAGTTCGTTGAGGCGTTGGCTGCGAAGTTTGCTGCCGACATTGCGTACTACGTTTTGAATGATGCGAACCGCACGAAGGCTGTGGTCGAAATGTACGAATCCATTTATCTTCCGAAGGCCATGAGTTCAGACTCGCAGCAGGGAACTCCGTATCTGACCGAAGATAATTATTGGGTTGATGCGAAGTACAGGAACGGATCGAGGAAGCAGCAGTATGGCTTATAGTCCTTACTTTTCTTCGTGGGCGAAGGGTGAATTAAGCCCTCAGCTTTTCGGTCGGGCTGATGTCGAGCAGTACGGCACAGCCGCAGCCGAACTTACGAATTGCTTGGTGCGGCCTTACGGCAACGTGCTGAACCGACCCGGCACTCAATTTCTTTGCGAGACAAAGTTTCAGGATAAGGACACGAGACTTCTTGAGTTCGTGTTCTCTGAAACGGACGCTTTCGCAATCGAGTTCGGGGAAGAATACTTCCGGTTCTTCACTAATTCAGCGAAGGTCTTGATCGGCTCCCCGCCTGCGTGGGTCACTGCGACTCCTTATGTCGTGGGTGATTTCGTCACCGAGTCCGGGTTCAAGTATTATTGCATTTCAGCGCACACATCAGGCGTGTTCGCCACCGACCTTGCCTTTCCACGTTGGCTGCTTCAAGACGTTTACGAAGTGCCTCACATTTATCAAGAGGCTGATCTCCGGGCCGTTCAGTACGTTCAGAACAAGGATGTCATTTTCTTCGTGCATCCGGATTATCCGACTCACAAACTTTCACGCTTCGCCCCGGACGATTGGGTGTTTGAGGAAGTTGATTTCGTGGGTGGGCCGTTCCTCGACGACAACACCGAGACATCCTTCACGCTGACGGCCTCGGCAGTGACCGGGAGCATTACGGTGACGGCGATAGGCCACGCCCCTTTCCTTGCCGGTCACGTTGGCAGCTATTGGAAGATCGGGGGAACGGTCGGTGCGCCGCCCAACGACATTCAGGGCTACGTCATTATCACCGCCTTCACAAGCACGACAGTCGTGAGTGCGGATGTGATCGAGACTCTTTCAACAGCCGTTGCGACTGACGATTGGGCCGAGGGCGCATGGAGTGATGTGCGGGGTTATCCAAGCACAATCACGTTTGACAAACGCCGCCTCGCTTTGGGCGCAACAACCTTTGAACCGCAAAAACTGTGGGAGTCAAAACCTTTTATTTACGACGATTTCACAGTGGGAGACTTGGATGATGACGCTATTAACATTGAGATTTCCAGTGACCAATCCAATACCTTTCGTTGGCTCTCACCCGGAAATGTCCTCGCAGTTGGAACCTTCGGGGGTGAGTTTGTCGTTTCAAGTGGAACTCAAGGTGAAACTCTTACGCCCTCAAATGTTAATGCACAGCCGCAGAGTTCTTGGGGGTCGGAAGCCATACAGCCTCGACGTATTTCAACATACACATATTACGTGCAGCGGGGTGGACGCAAAATCAGGGAACTTTATTATTATTGGGATTTGGATACGTTCAAATCTGTGGACGTTACGATCTACTCTGAACACATCACTGAGTCAGGTATCGTTGAACTGATTTATCAGGTGAACCCGGACTCAATCGTTTACGCACTCCGGGCTGATGGAAAAATCGCCTGCATGACGAGAGAAACCGATCAGCTTATTCAAGCGTGGACGCTGATTGAAACTGACGGCGAATATCGCAGCCTCGCTTCGATTCCTCATTTTGAAGAACCCTATGACCAAGTTTGGTGCATTGTGGATCGGTTCATTGATGGAACCCAAAAGAAATATGTCGAATTTTTCCATAATCAAATCGCTCCGGACGAGCAGCAGCAGGCGTTCTATGTGGACTCCGGGCTTTGCTTCGACGCTTACGCACTGACGGATGGAATCAGTCTGACGCTCACAGCCCTCACCGGCGCAGTAACAGTGACCGCCGGTTCCGCTTATTTCTCGGTGGGGATGGTTGGAAAAAGAATCAAGGCTTATGTGGATGGCGTTGTGGTCGGTGATCTTGACATCACCGGCTTTGTGTCCACGACTATTGTGACCGGAACCGTAACCCTCGCCTTCTCAAGTCTGACATATACCGGAGGTCAATGGGGCGTTTCGGTCACAACTTTATCAGGGATCGACCATCTGGAAGGCGAAGAAATTGTGATGCTTGCAGATGGCGGGGTGGAGAATTGGGATAACCGGCTCACAGTGACCGCAGGTGCGATCACGCTGAACTCGGATTATTTTTATGTCTGCGTGGGTCTGCCTTATGAGGCTTATCTCACGACTCTGCCGCTTGAGTTTGGGGCGGGGAAAACAGGAACAGCAATCGGGCAGAAGAAGCGGATCAATCAGATCGGGGCGAAGGTTGACCGGTCGCTTGGAATGGAATACGGCAGGAACAAGGTTGCTACGAATTTATTTAAGTTCGCAACAAGAAGCGTGGCGACTTTCCTTGGAACCCCGGAACCTTTTTATACCGGGGAATACAACGGTCAGTTGTTTCAGGGGTCGGCAGATTATCTTGGACAAATCACGATTGCTCAGAGAAGGCCGCTTCCAATGAACCTTCTTGCGATCATGCCAATCGAAGTCACGTTCAATAAGTGAGGACATAATGGGAGCAGGCACAGCGATTCTTGCAACAACAGCTTTCTCAGCGGCTTCGCAGTATGTCGCAGCGAAGCAGGAACAGAAAGCCTATGAGTACAACGCCAACGTCATTCAGAGTCAGATTTCAAACATTGAAATCGCTCAGAAAATCAATCACCTTCGGAACGTCAACGACACTCAAAAGATGGTCAGTTCTCAGGTGGCTGCGGTGGCTTCGTCAGGGATCGAGTTCACCGGGAGTCCGATTGAAGTGATAAACGCAGACCTTGCGAGGGCAGAGTTCGATATGGCAGTGGACAATTTCAGCTTCGAGCAGGAGAAGGTCAGGGCTTACAACGAAGCGCAGCAGCAGAGATTCTATGGGCAGCAGGCCCGGAGAACCGGGATTCTCAGTGCGATTGGCAAGGGCATAAGCGGTGGTGTTACGGCCTATGCCTTCCGGGGAGCCGGTGAATCGCCGCTTGGAAAAGGGAAGGTGAAGTGATGCCTGAGTTGCCAAGATACAACCAAAAGCGCAATTTGCCCTCTACGGCCCCTACACAGGCACGAACTGATGTCGGCATGGCCTCGGCCTCGACGAGAGCCGCAGGGAGCGTGGCAGACAGCATAACGCAGGCCACAGAGCAGTTTGGCAGGCTCAAGATGGCGAACGAGTCCTCAGCCGCCAAGGTGAGGGCTGCGGAGGGCATCAATGCCCTTGAGCAGAGCATCCTTGAAAGGCCGCAGGAATGGGATAACGAGAAGGTCAGCACCCGCCTGAAAGAGATTGGCGACGAAGCCTCGAACGGTCTGACCTTCGCAGAAGGCCGAAACCAATTCCAGACCGACTACGGCCTGACCGCCATTGGAGTCAAGTCGCAGACGAGCAAGGCTCTGAGGACGTATCAGATCGAGCAGCGCAAGGTCAATCAAGGGCTTGAGATTGAAAGCGTTTATCAGTTGCAGGGCGCAGACCGGGAAGAAGCGGTTGACAGCATCTACCGGAAAAGTTGGGAACTCGGAATGTATCATTCCGCAGATGAAATCCGGGCTGACAAACAGACCCTCATGAAGCAGTGGGAAGTTCGGGATGTCGGGAACATTGCACAGACGAACCCGGAGGCTGCGTTTAAAGCGATTGACGCAATGACCTACAACACCGACGAAACGGTGAAGCAGGAACTCCGCAGGAACGTAATCTCGCAGAAATCAAAGCTGCAATATCAGCAGGAACTCGAAGCGACGAAGATGGCGAATCAAGGCTCTGACGAACTCTACAAAATGTATCAGTCCGGGCAACTGACAGTCGTTGGAGTGGATGCAATCAAGAAAACAAATCCTTGGCTTCCGGATGCCATTGCAGCGAAATGGAAAGAAGTCGCCGTCAGCAAGCAGGCGTTTGAAGCCACAGCCTCAAGCGGCAGGGATTACAACCAGATCATGGGTGATTTCTTTAAGATCGTAAAGGACGACCGCAGCCCTGAGAAGCTGATTAAAAAAGATTTGAATAATCAGCAGTACAAACGGATTCTCGAACTCAAAGGCGAACTGCTTGA